CTAATCGAAGTAAACACGAACCTAAACCAATTTCAAATAGTTTTCCAACTTCAAAACCTGAAATAGTAAATGGAAAAGAATTACTTTCGTTTAGTGAAAGAATGAAGCAAGGAGCGTTTAAAGAATTAGAACCAAGAATAAATAAAGACGGAAACCCCGAAATGCCATTTTAATTATGAAAACACGAAGTAAAAAATTAACAAGCGATTTAAATAACGGTGAACAATTTAAATTTGAAAAAGACACAACTAATTATGAAATTGTTGATTGGGTATATTATAGAAAAGTAGGTACAAAAAGACGAATGATTTTACCTATAAATACTTACGTTGAATGTTATAAAACTATTTAAGATGCTGGAAATGATAAAGCGTAAAACGGGTTTATGGACTGTTTATTTAAAGATTCAAAATTCTTTAGATAACATCAAAGAAAAACACGGACACAGAAAAGATTTAATTGATTCAATGGAAAAGAGTTTGACCGAAGTAGGTGAAGCGGTGTTATACTTTGAACACGTTGATAAGTTATTAAGAGCGAGTAACTCAAAACAATACGCAATGGAGTTAGAAATAATGCAGCTGAAGCAAAAGATTAGGCATTTAGAACAAATTAACGTTAACATCGAGATATGAAGATTTTAAATTTATACGCTTGTTTAGGTGGCAATCGTTACAAGTGGGATGAAGTAGCTGATAACTTAGAAATAACAGCCGTTGAACTTGACCCCGAAGCGGCACGTTTATACCAAGAAAGATTTGCAAATGACACGGTAATAATCGCTGATGCACACCAATATTTGTTAGAACATTACAAAGAATTTGATTTTATTTGGAGTTCACCGCCTTGCCCTACTCACTCAAGAGCAAGGTTTGCAAGAAGAAATACGACAACGGCAGTTTACCCTGATTTAAAATTATATGAAGAAATTTTATTTTTAGAGAACTATTTTGAAGGTAAGTATTGTGTTGAAAATGTTATACCATATTACGAGCCATTAATAGCAGCTCAAAAACGAGGAAGGCATTTGTATTGGACTAATTTTATTTTGCCAAATAATTTAAACGAACGTAAATCTTCAATAATGGAAGGTAAAGACGAAGTAAATAAGTGGTGTGAATTTCACGACTACGACTTTACTAAATACAAAGGAGAACAAAGATTAGATAAAATGGCACGTAACTTAGTAGACTACGAAGCAGGCAAAACAATACTTGAAACAGCATTAGGAATTATTAGAAAAAAAGACGAAAAACAAACTTCAATATTTGACTACCTATGAAAACACGAAAATGTAAATACTGCAAGTCCGTCTTTACACCGATTAATAGTTTACAAAAAAATTGTTTTGAACCTTTATGTGTTTCAGACTGGATAAACGAAGTAAAAGACAAGAACTGGAAACGTAAAAAAGCTAAAATGAAAATGGACTTAATGACGATCCAGGATTACGTTAAATTAGCTCAAACAGTATTCAATAAGTATATTCGTTTACGAGATGCTGGGAACGTTTGTATTTCATGCCAAAAGAAACCGTTAAAAATCAATGCTGGACACTTCTATAATGCTAATAATCATTGGAGCGTACGATTTGATGAGCGTAACGTTCACCTTCAATGCGAACACTGTAACACGTATCTTTCAGGGAACTTAATTTACTACCGTGAAAACTTACTTAAGAAAATAGGGATAGAGGAATTTGAGAATTTAAGCGCTGAAGCTATGAAAACACGAAAGTTCACAATAGATGAACTAAAAGAAATAATCAGCACGTACAAAAAAAAGATTAAAGAATTAGAACTATATTAATAATTTATATTACTTTTGAAAAACACAAAACAAATAGATATGGAAAAACAGTTAAAATGGATTTACCCAACGAAGGTAAAAAACAAGTACGGAAATATTTACGAGTATTTTTATGTACGTAGAAACAGGCAGTACCTTTATTCAAGTCAAAGGTTAGAAGATGCCCAAGACTTTATAATTCGATTTGCTAAAAAGAATAACATTCAAAACATTTACAAATGATCACGAACTTTGAAGAGTACACGCACGAACTAAGCGCTGAAGAAATGGAAATTTTGCAGCTGGTGATTCACGGATTTAGGGGTTACAAAAAGACGAACCCTATAAAAGCTGAATTAATAGTAAAAAGAATGAATGTATTTTTAGAAAATAACGGATACAAAATAAGATTAACACAGCCACGTTTAAGAAAGTTAGTTAACTATATTCGTTCTAATAGCCTTATTCCTTTAATAGCGACTTCACAAGGATATTTTACAACTGATTGTAAACAAACTATTCAAGAACAAATTAAAAGCCTTCAAGAACGAGCTAATTCAATTGAGCGATGCGCACAAGGTTTAAAGAAATTTCTATAAATATTTTTTTTAATTATAGTTATATTAAAATTTATTATTAAATTTGTAAACACAAAACACAAAACAATATGAAACATTTAACTAAAATTCAGGCGGAATTAAAATGCCCTAAAGGAAGCTTCAACAAATTTGGAGGGTTCAAGTATCGAAGCGCGGAACAAATATTAGAAGCCGCAAAACCTATTTTATACAAATACGAAAGTGTATTAATACTCACTGATGAAATTGTAGAAGTAACATGCAGGTTATTTTTAAAAGCAACTGCAACTTTGATTAACACGGATGGAGAAATTAAAGTAAATGCCTATGCTGAATTAAGCGAACATAAAGGTATGTCAAGTGAACAAACTACTGGCACGGCTTCAAGCTACGCACGTAAGTACGCATTGAATGGTTTATTCTTAATTGACGAAACGGAAAGCGATCCTGATTCAAAAGATAATAGAAAACTTTTGGATAGTAAGCGTTTTTTAGAAGCATTAAGAGCAATCCAAGAAGGCAAATTTACTGCTGAAGAACTACGAGATAAATTTGATTTAACAAAAGAACAACTTGCTGCGCTATGAAAATACGATGTTCACAAATAGGCAAAATTATGACAAACCCCCGCACCAAGGGGGAGCGTCTTTCTCAAACTACTAAAACGCATTTACTTGAGTTAGCAGTAGAAGAAAAGTACAATATTCACAAAGAGTTTTGGAGTAGGTACACGGACAAAGGAAACGAAGTAGAACCCGAAGCAATAAAGCTTGTTAATAATGTTTTAGACGTAGGTTTTATTTATAAGAATGAGGAACGCATAACAAACGAATGGGTAACTGGCAAGCCTGATGTAAACACGGACATTCTAATAGATGTAAAAAGTTCTTGGGATGCTTTTACATTTTTTGAAAAGGTAGTAGAAGACGAAGTAAAAAACAAAGATTACTATTACCAGCTTCAGGGTTATATGTGGCTAACAGGAAAAGACGAAGCCTTATTATGCTATTGTTTGATTGATACACCTTTGCAAATCGTTAGAGATGAAATAAGACGTGAACATTGGAGAAGAAACGAGATTGATGAAAAGGACGAAATAATAGATTTTGTAGAAGCCAAACATACTTTCATGCACATACCTAAAGAAAAACGCGTTAAAACGCACGTAATTAAGCGAGACGATGAAGTTATAGAAGCTATTAAAACACGAATTGAAGAATGTAGAGAATATTATAACAACTTAATTGAAGTAATATGAATCCAGAAGTTAACCAAGAAATACAAGAATTAAAAAAAGAACTTAAAGAATTAAAGCAATTAGTAAAAGCACTAACGAGCGTAACAGATGAGGGAGGTACTGTAAATGCTGATTCTTTAGTAATTAAAATGTTAAAACTTAAATTAAAATAAAATGGAAAAAAGAGACAACAGCGGAGCGTTATTTACAAACGACAAAAAGACGAAAGAAACGCACCCCGATCTAAATGGTAAAATCACAATATTAGGTCGTGAATTTTATCTAAGCGCATGGAAGAAACAAACAAGCCAAGGCAAAGGATATTTAAGTTTGTCAATTAAACCAGCTGATGAACAAAACACGAAACCACAAAGCAACGATATTTCAGACTTTTTAAACAACTTTTAAGCCATGAAAGAGGAAAAGATAGTAGCTAACATAAATAATGTAACACGCACGTTAATTTGGCGCTATATTCAAAGCAAAGGAATAACCCTAAACAAGTTTTGTTTAGAGGCTAAATTACACCAAAGTAATATACACACGTTCCTGAAGGGAAAAACAATAAACACGGCTACAATTGAACGAATAGGAAAGTTTTTAGATTCAAATAAATAGGCTCTGGTAAACCTAAAGAAGTGCGGAACGTAAAAAATTCCGCATTTTTTTTATTAAAAGTATTGTTTATTTAAAAAGTTATATTAATTTTGAAGAAATAATTAATTAAACAGCTATGAAAACACGAAACACAACAGTAAAAAACATTGAAGTAAGAAACGGAGTAGGATATTTTGATATTGACTGCGGTAGGTTTGGTCAAATGTGGTTTGAATTTAGACACGACTGGATAGTAAAAGAAGGTGAAGTTGATGGTGTAAATGTAAAAATAGGTAAGTACGATTTGTACTCAAATGATCAAGAAAAATTAATTAGCTCAAAACATTTAAACAAGCGAAACACGAAGTTAATTTGTGAATACATTGAAAGCGTGTTATACGACAACCCTTACGATTATGAATACATAGACATACTTGATGACGAAGAGGAAGAAAGATTGTACTGGCAAGAATTAGCAAGAGACGATAATTATTATTTGAATATTTAAAAAAAAGTATAACTTTGTAATGTGAGACACATACTACTTTTTCCACTACTTATAACCCTGTTCACATTGGA